CTCCTTTGTTACTCCATTGAATTGTTTTTACAACCACTGGCTTGTTTTTGAATTTACCCATCATTACGGTATCTCCTATATTAACTGGAACATTAAAATCTTCTTTGAGAGTTGTCGGTACTCCTAATTTTTCTCTTTTACTTGATTCAATTGAATCTTCTGCTCCTAAGAAATCTAAAAACTTATATCCAACAGCTGTTGCTGATTTATTAACATGTTTAAGCCATAATTTATAAGCAGGACTTCCTTTGTAATTTTTAAGATAATCTGTACCTGCAAAATCTCCACCTTTAACTCCAGTTGGAAAATAAGATACTGTTAATGGCGGTCCATCAGGATAATTTGTATTATGTACTTCAATTGGGTTATCTTTTACAATATAATTAATAACTTCAAAACCTAATCGTTTTGCCATTTCAGCTGATTTTTTTCTATATGTATTTTGATTTCCATAATAATATCTAGGTCCGTCATCTACTACTGATTTGCCTAATCCTGTTACGTTACTTCCTTCACATAAAAATGATTCAATCATTTCTGTTTTTAATGCAGAAAATTTAGTTTGTAACATGTTATATATTTTAGGATCAAAGAATCCCATAACATCTTTGAATGTTTCTGCATCCGCTGTTGCTAATACTTGTCTTAATGTAGTTCCAGACATTTCTCCAAAGCCTGGTATATTGATATTAACATGTGGTGCTACTACCAAATATCCATGTTGTGTAAATGGTTGTAAATTATTTTTATTTGCTTCATAGTCTTGAAAATAACTAGGTTCGCCATTTTTCTTTAATCCTATTTTGAATCTAGGATTTTCCATCATATCTTTTTTACCTACAGCAAATAATAATGCAGTTGTTTCTGGATCATACTTACTAGTCAATTCTTGTGCTTGGTAAGGATTTTTAACTTGAACAACATTTGTTATTCCATGTTTTTTCATTACTGAATATTTTTCTTTGAAATTTAATGGAGATTTAGGCAAAGCAACTTTATCTGATGTTACTACAAATGTATTTGATTTACCAAATTTGCTTGCTAATTTTTTATAAACTGCTGCATGATGTTGACCCATTGGCTGAAATCTGCCTGGATAAACAACTAGTATGGTTTTTATCGGTGATTCCGATAATGTCATTTCTAATATTTCTTGTCCTAACGTTTTCATTTTTATATAAATATGTTAAATATATCTAATTGAATGCACTTTTGAAACATCGATGCTAGCCGATATTGCGGCATATGATACTAATTTTTCTATTCGAATTTGTGAATTAATTTTGGCATCTGCTCCCATACTACCAGTATCATATGTAAATGTAACATCGCAATATATGTTATCGTCCCAATTACATGAACTAGAAACAGCAGAGCCTGACAAATTTGAATTTGACACACTATATTCAATACTATTGAATGAACCACTAGGTGTTATAAATCTCATAGTTGCTGTTGACATATTTTACTCCTTAATTAATAAATTATAAAGCTTGAGCTATTGCTGACAAACTTATATTTGTTCCAGATCCTCCATTAGTATCTTGTAAAGACACGTTCATTGGTCTTAATGTTATTTCATCAATTTGGACATTACATTGATCTGAATCCAGATCTAATCTAGATGATATAAATCGAATATCAGAATCGTTTGGTACTTTGAAAAATACTTCATAATATGTATAATCACCATCAGCAACCGGGTGGCATAAAAAGTTATATCCTGCGGCAGATGAGGAATATACAGGACTACTACGTGTATATGTATTTTGATATCGATTTGAAAATCCTAATTCTCCACTTGTTGCATTAAGTCCGGACAATCCTCCGCTTGACGCATCTTCTCCTCCTGACATAGTGCTGACCATATCATATGTCGGATAAGTACTACCTTCAAGATTATATCCCGAATCTAAAAAGAATGCCCAAATTGAAAAGTTTTTACTACTACTTGTGCTATATGCATGCCAACTCATATGCCAAGTTTGATTTGCTCGAGCTTTACATAATGGTGCAGATGCGCCAGTATATGGAAATGTATATAATTCTGATACACCTTCAAATGTTCCAGATGCTTGATATTGAAGAGCATATCCTGTGCCACCATGATATGTTACCCATGTGGGACCAGTTGCATATTTTGATTTTATAGTATCGGTGCCGGTTGTAGTTCCTTGGACGCCGGTGTAAGG